TGAAATTTCATCACCAGTTAGAAGATCGGTTCCGTGAGCCGCAAATTCTACTGTTGTTGAAATTAAGTCTGCTACCTCAATTGTCGGTATTGACAACTGGGCTTTTGGCATATTAAATTCGACACCTGGTGCAGAAAAGTCATCTGCTCCCATAGCATCCCCATCTGATCCAACAGCACCAGATACACCCATGTATAAACGCATGTCAAAAACGTTATTTACAAGGTCAGTTGCACCTGCTAAGTCTGTTAAAAGTTGGTTTGAACCATTTGATTTAGTATCTAGATACATGGTTAAAGAACCACTAACTAATCTAGCACCTGTAAAAGAACCGATCGGTTTATCCACAATACCAATTGTTTCTGGTGTTACATAAGTAACGTTGTTCGCAAATGTTAGAGAACCACCTGTAATATTAATATCATAAGTTCTGTCATCTAACCCGTTTGAAGCAGATCCGCCGCCTTGTGCATCAGCATCTAGATATAAAGTTGAGAGTTTGTTTCTCAAGTAATCTGCGTCTGATGGGCCGGTAGTATCTACAAAATTATACGTTTCAGTATAAGTATCAGTATTAGCACTTGTGGGAGCCGCTTCTGAAGTACTCTGAATAATATACTTAGAAGGGTCTTCTAATGCTTCTGAAACCTGGTCAATTGTTGTTGCGTTACCAGACCAAGTAATTGTTGCAATGCCGTCGATTGAAAAATCAACCTCGGCTTGGTTAATTTGTGCTTCATTTAACCTGTATGTTGTGTTTTCTAGTGCGAAAAATATACTTAATTTCATAAGTTCATGAACATCCGATTTTTCAAAGTTACAAACTGATCCGCCTTGAGCAGTAGTTCCTACTACTACACCACGTCCGTTTGCTGCTGCATCACCAGGTAAAGCTGTACCTGATAAAGCTGCCCATAGTATATTTTCTACACAGTCATGGTCATCTGCCACTCTAAAAGAGTTTGTTCCATGAACAAATGGTCGTACATATGTACCAAAAGACCATTCTGCTGGTGGTAAAGAGTCATTGAATCTTTTTGAACCCCTGTTTGGTGCTGCACCTGCTTCTGATATTGTTACGTCACTTGAGTCTGAACCCTGTGAAAAACTATATCCGTCTAGTACACCAACTCTGAAAGTATTTGCATCTACTTCGTTTCCTTTGAAAGTTCCTGTTCCTGCTCTTCCGCCGTCTGCAGTAGTTGTTCCTGCGATAGAATCGACTGTTACAACAAGTCCAGAAGCTCCAGAGTTGTCAGTACCAGCATAATTTTCTACGGCTGATTCGGTTGCTGTTTCATCAACTGCGAAACCTTTACCTCTAAAGTTATTTGGAACGAATACAGTTGCTACTGGGCCAGTTGAACTGCCACCAGTAATAGATCCTACGATACACTTAAAGTCAGTACCACTACCACTAGTTGTACCTAGTGTTACGATATCTCCTACAGCATATCCTGTTCCAGCAGTAGTTACGTGGCAAGTTTTCACTCCACCTGTTGCACCTACGCCATTTGCAGAACTCACAAATACTTTAGTATTTCTTGATAGATTTAAAGCCATTGCTTTCTCCTATTTTATCTTCTTTGAAAGTACTTCGCTAGATATTTATCAGCGTTCGTAATTTCTATTAATACCTACACAAAAGAGTTATTTCGCCAATTCCGAGAGGAGATAAAACTCCTTCATCTGTGCTCAATGACTCTAGTGTTAAGGAAGTCGTTGTTAAGTTTGGACTTACAGTATCATCATAAGTCAAAACATCATTGTCATCTATAACTCTTTCGATGTCTTCCATCATAAGAGCCAAGACTTCTTGTGGGTCGTCTTGGTCTTCGACATAAACTCTTATATCTAAACTAAGAAACCTCCATTTAAATTCATTTGGCTGATATTCTCTGGCTTCATCGCCTGCTACTACGCAAACTTTTGGAAACTCTTGGATTTGATCCAAAAATACCATTCCCGAATGAACATTATTAAATAAATTCGATTTGAATGGGTGATTCCCATCAATCTCTTTTAATTCTTTTACTAGTGCATCACTTATCTTTTTTCTTGCTGTTCTGTACTGTGATGCCATTAAATTCTCCTAAGACTAACTAACTTTTGTTGGGTATATTGCATTGCTAAATCTCTTATACTTTTTGATATAAGAGGTTTGGGATTATATCCTGCTGGCCATTTATACTTTCCTGTACTTTCAAAAGTTTCATATACACCACCTCTGTTTTTACTAGTTCCACCGCCTGTTCTCATGTAAGAGTATTCTCCACTTAACCCTTGTGGTGTTTCTCTTAGACTAACTAATTCTACACTATTTGAAAATATACCTGTTTGATTTATTAGTGCTGGTCTTCCCATATTTCTTCTAACTTGTGCTGACAATCTTTTATTTATTAGCGCTTTTAGTTTTTGTGTATTTTCTTTATTTTCTCGTTTTTGTTTTTGGGGTCTTGTTGCTGATAATGCTTTCGTTACACCAATGCCTTTTGTAATAATAGAACCCGTATTTACTGGCTGTTTTATATTTCCTGATTTAGTAGTTCTTTTAAATTTTTTATTTGCCTTAAAACGCATATCTGGTTTTCCAGATTTTGTTAAAGGTGTAATTAAATCTATTACTACATCTTCTATTACTTGTTGTTTTGGAGATTTACTTCCTTCTTTATCTACTCCAAAAACATTATTATATCTGCCTGATTCAATTTCTTGTCTAAAAAATTTCTCTGCTAAGGCTTTTATATTTCCTCTGTCCGATCTTAGTTGAGGGTTTGAGCCTAGTTTTAGTTCAACTATACTATCGAATGTATATTTTCCAACTTTTGCTTTTGCAGTCTTTTGGTTAATATCTACTTGAAGGTTATCTTTTATATATTTTACAACATCTGTTGTTTGTATAAGAATATCATCATGCAAAGGAGGATTACTTTCTTCTAAGTCTTTTATCGCAAATATAGCTCTAGTACTACCCATTGCGTGTTCTTTTTTAGTATTTAATCTAAATGCGCTAATTGCAGACTGTTGAACTAATTTATTTTTAGAATTTTGTCTTGTTATAGAATCATCAGTTCTAATTGAGCCTCCAAAACCTAGTGTTAACTGGCCTCCTTCCATACCTGGAAACTGTTGGTTTACCCAAGTAGTCCAAATTTGTTTAGTATAACTATCCCAAATATTTTTTACTTGTGCTTCTGTTCCTGTATTATTTTTTGCATATAAAATTAAATCAAGTCTAAGATTATCCGCGCTTAAAGGCTCTCCTAAATATACGCCACCTGCACTAGGGATTTCTCCTCTGCCTTCTTTATACGTTCGTAGTTTATATCGCCCAATTTTTCTTTCTCTTTTGAGTTTTTTATTTGTAGTTTCTATAGCGGTTGTCCACGTTGAAGCATTATTAATAGATTTTTCATCTCCTGCCAAACCTAGTTCCATTTGATCCAAAACTTTACTAGTTCCTTTTATGAAATCATTTACAGCTGAAGTTCCTCCTAAAATAAAGTTAACTACAACTTTACTTCCTAAGCCTTTTGCATATCCTCCATAAAGTTTTTGAATACTTCGATCTAATTCAGCATTGAATCTACTTTTTAGTTTTTCTATAGCCATTAGCTATATATTTTATACATATCAAGTATACGCTTAATATGATCTGGAAATCCTATATTACCTGTCAAACTAGAGGTCAGTGGATTTTCTACTGTTGCTCCAGAAATAGACATTCTTTCTCTTCTTTCGTCTTTTAAGTAGTACTTAACTAAGTCAAATACTGCTAATTTTAAATCTTCGGGAGTGCTAGTATAACCAGCGGTATATACTACTTTTACACTCTTAGGGCCTTTTGCCCAATATTTAGTACCTGTAGCACTCGTACGAGTAATACTATCTGAATCGTCATTTACAATATATTCATATTTACCACTACTGTCAGAATTTTCTGTGATTAGGGTGACATATGCGTCTGATTGTGATGTACGTTCTTGTACTGAAGTTACTGTTATTAAGGGAGATTCTTCCAAAATAATAGTGTCGACTAAATCATCTTTAATATTAAAGAACTCAGTCTTGGCACTACTTGCATAATCAATTATGCTAGAGCCACAATAATTTTTGACTAATTGACTAACATTATCAATGATTGCATTGATACGAGCATCGTTCTTAACGCTTTCTAATCCGTTAAAATCTTTATATTGTTGTAATGTTACTAAATCTGCCATAATTATTTAAAAAAATATTGGAGGGAGTTACACCCCCTCCAAATATTCGCATTAGCTATTAACTAGCTTTGTACTGAAGTGCCCAAGTTGAAGTGGAAGCATCGATCATATCGGTGAAT